ATCATATTTGCACTATGTTGTGCTTTTGCATTTTTATATGCATTATATCTTTGACTTTGCATTTGTGCTGCTTGGCTCATTTGCCCTAAGGCGTTTCTATTTACGCCTTGTCCGATGTTTATCAAATCGGCTAAAGTAGCTTGGTTGACTTCCCTTTGGGCAAGTCTTGCGTTGTTAATGCTGCCTACTGAAGCTAAATTAGCTCCTCTTTGTAAGCTTCTATTTTGTTCTTGTAGCTGAGCAGCTGAAAGCCCTGCTCCTCCATATCTTTCTAAATTACGTTGTTGGGTTTCTTTTGCTATTCTTCTTTGTGTTACAGCGTCTTCTCTAGCTTGGTCAATTAAAGAAGTGTCATTTCTAGCTGCTAGTAGTTGTTCTTCAAAACCTCTAAAATCTTCTATATACCTATCATAGTCATCTCTAGCCATTTGGGCATAAATTTCTTGCGGATCATCTACTTCCCTTAAACTATCTATCATTCCTAGTATTGTTTTAGCTTTCATTTTTTATCCTGGTGTGTATATATTTTTTAAACCTTCAGCTAGACGTTTGCCAGCTTCGTCTGTGCTAAAGTCAAAGAAGGTTCCGGAACCGCCTGGGGCAAACTTGTTTTCTAGTCCTTGTGCCAACATAGCACCACCCATTTGTAGAGCTGCACCAGTTCGTGCGTCTCTCATCTGTTGTTTTCTTGTTGCAGATTGCAATCTATCAGACTGTGCTAAACGCGCAGCTCCTGCTAGCCCAGTAGTAGCATCTGCTTGCTGTCCCCTTGCTGTAGCTAGAACACCTACTTGTCTTTGTCTTTGAGCAGTCAAACCTTGAGCTTGAGCTTGAGCTTGCATTTGCATCATGGCTGATACTTTTTCGGCTTGCCCATCTACAGACCTAGTAGCCATTAAAGATGGTTTTGCTAAAGCTTGTTGGGTATCTGCGCTAGCTCTACCTGCTACAAAATCACCGTAATTTTCTTTTAACGATATATCACGCATCTCCCGTAACAACGGGCTATACTTTTCATCAAAATAATCTTTTTCAGCTTTTGCTACTTTTGCTTGTATTTTTTCTGCTTCAGTAGCTTCGTATTCTGGTTTTTTCGGTCCACCTGCCATTATATTTCTTTCCTATATATTCGTGTATCTAATTCCCATCCTATCTCTTTAACGTACGATTCCATTTCTGGAACTCGTGATCTCGCTTCGAGATACTTACAACCTATTTCTTTGGCTAGGCTGTTAAACCATTCTTCATGGGCTGCCCATTCATGACCGCCCTTATTGTAAGTATACGCTATCCATAGCAGTAATGTCTTGTCATTTGTAAACTGATCGATTTCTACTCTCAGTATCAAAAAACCTACAGAAGAGGTGTAAAGAAACGCTCGGTTATTTACAACCTCACTGTAAACATCTTCGGGAATATAAGTAAGAAAAGAGTTTTCTTTTATTATCTCGACTATACCAGGTTTTATTTTATCCCAACACTGCCGAATATCGGCAGGTTTAGGCAACTCAGTAGTCGATCTCTTTTCCGTACTTTCCATACCGTCTCCTTGGCATTCCTATTCCTTTGTACTTAACAGTTCTTTTTACGCCCAAGTCTCCTCCTCGGGCTCTTAATTCAGCTTGCTGTATTTCTTGGCTAAACTGAAAACTATACTCTTGTGCAGCTCCTATATCACTCCATTCTCTATGGGGCATACGCAAAAGTCTGTACAAAGCGCCATATATAATCGCATCTCTGTACGTGTTTGAAATTGTTGTGTCTATATTGTTTGAAGACCTAGTAGGCTTCAAAGCTACACTAGCTATGATCTGATCTGACCCACTTGGTACAGGTACTACCCAGAAAGTAGTAGGTGTTTTTTGTAGATATACGTGAGGATTACCCGTTCTATCTCTCCAATCTGGGTAGTTTAACTCTAGACTACGCGGGCTTATAGGGTCCATGTCCCTACCGTTGTATGTCATATATAGAACTTGATGTACCTCTGTACCAGTAGGTATTTCAAAATCATACTCATAAACACCAGAAATGGTGTTAAAAGGGTCCATGTCTAAAATGTAAGCTTTAGACCTTTCGCAAAATTCTATAGTTGCAGAACGTATTGCTTGTTCTGCTAAGGTGTCTGGACACAAAGGCACGTAAGGCAACACTTCTTTTATTAAAGAAGAATAGGCTGCCATGTTTAGCTACCTTGTTGTTGCATCACCGGAGGAACAGCTCCTATGTTAGAGACACGATCATTATTAGGGTCTAACATCATGGAAGCTTGGTTACCTTGGCCTATACAATTTAAGAATAACTGATAATGCTGATTCGCTCTTTGTGCATTACCTGCATATTCAGAATCTTTTTGATAAGCTCTAAACAGTACGTAGTCCATAATAGCATTAGCATATATATCGTCTACTGAGATAACAGCTGACGTATTACCTAAATCACTTGGTGAATCAGAGTACACGATCTCTACGTACGCATTGCCAGATACACCTGGGTACACGTAAAAATTCTTTGGGTCATCTTCATCAAATATATAATGCTTGACTGTTGTCCCATGCGCAGCATCTCCTGAGACTGTTGGATCATTCCAATCTGGCTCTTGTGTGTTAAGGATGTCTACGTTTACTATTCTAATTGCTCTTTTACCTGTTGCACCGCCAGAAGTATCAGACATATTTCTAGTTACTTTAATAAGTCTTAGACCGCCACTTGGTAAAGACTGTTTAGTGCCTGCAACTAACTGTACATTTGCTGTAGTAGCTGAAGACTCTGGTCTATAGTTAACGATTTCTCTTTGCGCATCATTTATATATCTAAGTAATTCGGCTTCTGGCCATCTAACACTAGTAGTGTCTTGCAGAATGTCTTTTATCCTAGCTAATATGTTTGCGCCTGTTAAGGTCCCTGCCATAATATTACTCCGCTGCTTTCAGCTCTTCTATCAAAGCTGACTTTTTCTTACGTCTGTCAAGCTCGATACCTAGAGTACGTCCGTGTTCTTCAAGTTGTACTTTAGTCATAGCTTCATAATCTACTTCACTAGACTCTTCTACTACTACTTCTTCAACAACTTCTACAACAGGCTCTTCGACTTCTTTATGGTCTTTGATCTCTACACAACCAGCTTGTAAGCATAATAATCCTAAGTCATGTCCAACTTGTCTTGGTTCTCCAGCTTTTAAATGTATAACTGCGCCCCATGTTGAAGCTACTGACTTGTCTTCATCTGATTTAATCCACATATGTTTCTCCTAAAAATGGGTGGCTATTAACAGCCACCCATAAAATATATCACAATTAGAATGCAACATCTAACGCAATAACACCAAAGTCTTCATCCTGACCTGTTACGTCTGAATGATAAACTGGCTTCTTGAGTCCGAATATTTTTCCAATTGAAATACCGTTTTGGTTTCCGTAGTCGAATGTGTCTTCAACTATTTCTGGAATACCAATATCAGCCATAGCTAATGCTTGTGCACCTGCAAAGATACATCTTGAGTAGTTCACATCAGCGTTAGCACCACCTTTATAACCAGCAGCACCAGCGTTTGATGATGTACCAGATAAAGCACCACTTGTATTAAACACGTGTCTAAACTCGTGGATCATAATGCCATCAACCATTAGACTTGATGAGCCAGAGAACAAGCTTGATTGTGGTCCTCTAACACCAGCTTGCCTTACGTTAGCAAGGAAATCTGAGTCAAGTTTAAGGTCAGCCATTACTTGTGGAGTTACGAAAAGATGGAATGTCTCGTCGTTACCTGCGCCTCTTAGGCCTCTGATGTAGTTGTCTTTAGCATAAGCTTTTAGATCAACAATAGTTTTATAGCTAAGTTTGTCAGCTGCTTCTAGAGCAGTAACGTCTCCAGCTACAAGACCGTTAGTTGCGTCTACTCTTCTATGTCTATTAGAAGTTGGCGCACTTACAGCACTTGAGAACTCTAAATCGTTTAGATTTTGCCCTGAGTTCATTGATGGTCTTAGACCACCGTTGTTCTTAAGGTTATATCCAATACCACTTAAAGTAAGGAATGCTAATTGGTCCATTCTGTCAGCCATTGCATATGCAAGTGCATCTCTTGAATGTTCCCTAAAGTTTACAACTGACTTTTGATCTGCAAGTCTACCAGATAATCTGTT